AAATCATCAAAAACCCTCCCAGATAGTGATGTAAACTCTGCCCCATATTCTTGATAATAAACCTCCTTTGATAGTGTTCTCCTAGCCTCAATTAAATCTGGATCTTCTTTACCCTCAGGAAAAGCAAAATGATTTTCCCATGAGGGAGAATTAAAAGAATACCAGTTAGTTTCTACATGTCCTTGCAAAAATAATTCATAAAAATATGAAAACCCGTCTGGGGTAGAAATAAAAATAGCTTTTCCTTTTTTATCTGATAAGGTTGGCCTAACATACATTTCCCAAATTCTTTTTAAATTTGGAATTTTAGCAGCTTCGTCTAATATGACTAAATCACAACCACTACCTATAAGACCGCCTGGATGTTCGGCACTTTTACCACATAATATACTACTACCCTGTTCCCAATCGAATTTTAAAATCTGTTCTTTATTAGAAAATTGCGAAGGCTTATATCCTTTTTTTATAACTAATTCATCATGGACCATACGAAAAATTTTCTCAGATGTTGTATAGGATGGTGCAACTACCCAACTTTCAGTATTAGGAGTTGTTAAAGTCAACTCTAATTCTCTTGCTGCTGAGTAAGATTTGCCAAATCTACGACCACAACAGGCAACGATAAACCTTGCACCAGTTGGATTATGTTTAGGATGATATTCACCCATAGGCGGATTATGTAATTGCAACTGGCCAGGATGCGGAGTATAATCTACAAAATCAAACCATTGTTGTTTAAAGTTTTGATGTTTATTCACAAGTTATCAACATATTATTAACATTTTATTGTATATTTAATACAATAATTTATAATTTATAATGTAAAATATCAAAAATATTAATGAAAGAGGTAAGAAATGACCCAAGAAAAGACACAAGATAATGTGCAAGAAACCCAAGAAAATGTGGAACAGAATGAACAAGGATCCCCTTCTGATTCTGGTTTATTGCAAGAAATAATGGCAAAAAAATCCAAGATAAAAGAACAAAGTGAAATTATTGCAAAATATGAAGCACAAGAAGAAAAAAGAAGGACACAAAAGTTAGAAGATGATGGTAAGCTAAAAGAATTAATTACCGAATTACAGACAGTAAATAAAAAGCAAACGGATGAGTTAAATTCTGCTAATGAAATTGTTTCATTACACAAACAAGATCTTATCAATTCAATAACTACAGATGAATCTGAGAAGGAAGATCTTTCGAAAGAAAGTATCAAAACTTTAAGATTTTTACAATCAAAATTAAAAACAACTCAAACAATTAACAATCCCACTGCTTCATTAAATGCAGTACGAGATAATTCTGTTAAGAGTGATATGGATTTTTCAAAAATGACAGCTACGGAAAAAAATGAGAATTGGGATAATATAGTTAATTCGTTTAGAACAAAAAAATAAGGAATTTAAATAATGGCTTATGTAAATACAAGTGTAGGTTCGGCTAATACCGATCTTGACGATTTTGTCCCACAGTTATGGAGTAAAGGAATAAATGACTATATAGAAGAACAATTTGTTCTTGCAAATGTAGTTGATACATCATTATCTGCTTTAGTAAAAACAAAGGGTGATGTGGTAAATATTCCGTTAATGACTGAAAAGTCTGCGACAGCAACAACTCCTGCAGCATTTTCAGCAATTACTGATAACTTAACATATCATTCAAATAATGATGATGTTAAAACTATAACAGTTGATAAACTATATTATTCAGCACAAATCATTTCAGATATTGCTCATGTCCAATCGACACCAGAGTATTTTGATATGTATGTAAAAGGCATGGGATATTCTATTGGAAGAAAAGTAGAAGCCTTAATTGCTGATGATATTACTGGGTTAACTCTAGGAAATTGTGTTCAGTTAGATCTTTCTGCAAATAATACTTTTGCAGCTGCTGATATGGGTGCAGTTTTAAAAACAATGGCTCAAAACAATTTTGATCCAACGAGTGGCTGGGCTATGGTAGTAAGTCCAACATTATATGGCCATATGATGCAAATTAGCAATTTTACTTCTGCTGATTTCACTGGCTCAAATGGTGGAATTATTAAAGGTGGTAGAGGTAATGTAGGAACATTGGCAGGTATGCCTGTTTATGTATCTAATCGCATGAAAGAAACTACTACAAATGACCATATTGCTGGTGCAATCTTTAGACCTGATAATGCTAAATTAGTATATCAAATAGCTCCTAAAGTAGTATCACAATATTCTGTAGATTTCTTAGGAACAAAAGTTGCAGCATATGTTGCATGTGGCTTTGATTTCGTAAGAGATGGTGAGATAATCTGTTTAACTAACTTAGGTTAATCTTAATTAAAGGGGGAATTAATTTTCCCCCTTTTTTAAATAAGGAGATAAACGTGGCTAAAAAAAAATACAAAGCGAATGTATCTTGGCGGAGATCTTTGCCATTTATAGTTAGTGAAACAATAGGTATAGATAATTATAATAAGTTGCAAAATGATGAAGTAGTTACTATGGAAATAGACATATCAAATGACATGCTTCAATATTTAGAAGAAGTTAAAATTAAAGCAAGTCCAAAGAAAAAGAAAAAAAGCTCAGGCAAGGAGAAAAAATAATGAGTATGCATGAAAACAGGAAAACTATTATAGATGTTACACCTACACTTAATACTAATGAATTTGCAGATGGAGATGCTTTGTTTAATTATACAGAAATTCCAAAAGCTGTTTTAGATGCAGGTGGTTGCTCTAAATTAATAAATGTAACAGTAAATTCAAAAAAGGCATCATCTACACCAATGGAAATTATGTTTCAAACTAATGCACAATCATTAGAAGCTGCAAATGCAGCGATGAACATAACTGCTGCAGAGGGTGTTGCTGCAGGTTTTTAGGTTGGGTTGATATTCCAGATGATGGAGGCCTTGACATGGGTAATTTTATAATAAATATGCCTGTAAATGAAACTGATGCAAAACCTAAATTACCTATTTTATTACAAGCTGCTGCAGGATCAACATCCGTTTATTTTAGTGCAATTATAGGTGGGACAGTTACATATGCAGCTTCAGATTTAACATTTAGATTTCATATTGAATATTAATGATGCCAGATTTTAACACTCTTGTAAAACGAATTGCTATCAATGAAGGGTTTAGAGGTAAACCATATCAAT